CTCACAGTCGTCGGACCCTCCTCCGGTTAAGCCTCTTCCGAGCACGACTCGGGGTGGCGCACACTTACAAGTAGTTACAATCATGCGGTTACGCGAACCAGCCGCATGAGCGCCCCTTAGTCATCACTGGCAGGGGGTTTTTGCCAGTGGCGCTCTAGCTTTGTTTCCACCGCAATAGAGCTTATGCGGTGATAGCCAAGATCTTGGGCATGCCATGGCGGGCATGCTTGCATCCGCTCCGCTACTTAGTACTGGAAGCGCGCTTGGTCTTGCGCTCCCCAGGGTCAGTGGCGGTCTTGGTAGGCAACGGCTCGACCACGCGCAGCGTTGGGTAGTCCTCTTCGTCGCTGTCGTCGGTCGGGGTCGTTGGTGGATGTGCGGACACAGCCACACCGTCGGGCGGGTACGGCCCGTCGTAGGGGTACTGCTTCTGAGTCATGGTGCCGTCATCTGACACCATCGTCTTCAGCAGCGTCCAAGTGACGGTCGTGTCGTTGGCCGACAAGTGGGGGGGGTTCGAGTTCGGGACATCGAGTGCGACTCCATCGTAGTTGAACACTCGCGAGAGCTCGAACGTGTAGTACACGGTTGTGCCGCTATTCCAGGTGGGCAGTCGAATCTCGAATACCCAATCTTCGGGCGTTGGCGTGATGGGAGAGTACAGGAAGTAGCGGTCGTAGCTGGCGACCGACCCGGAGATGACGTTGTTCTCGGAGTCGGTAGTGGATGAGTTGATGAGGCCCATACCTGCAGCGACGACGGCATTGAAGTTGGGGAGCGACGCAGAGCCAGTGCAACCGGCGGAGCCGACGCACACGATGCGCAGGTGGTACACACCGGGCGCCTTCTGCATGACCAGCCGCAGCTCTGTGTCCAACCCGCTTGGCTTCTTGATCCAGTACGCTGGAATATCGTTGCGCTTGCCCGCTCCTGCGTTCGCGAGAGCGTAGTAATCACCTGCGGGTCCGTAGGTGTACGTGAACGTCCAGCGGGCTGTGCTGTAGGGACCTGATTGAATGTTGGGCTTCAGCAGCCTGAAGTTGTACACAACAAACAGGTGTCCAATGACAGCACCTTCCGTGGGGCAACCCTCAGTGGAGACACACGTGCGACATACGTCCTCGGCGTCGCGCGTGGGAGGTCCGTTAGTTCCACGGGTGAAGAACACATTCACTGGGGCTTCGTTGCGCTTGCACTCGATCATGTGCAAGAGATTCTCGTCTGCTCGAGCGCTGGAGGCAAACTCAGAATCTGCTGCTTGCACGTACGAAACGGGTAGCGGTTCCGCCCTATCGTAGTACGAGTGCATCGTCACCGAGCCGAGTGCACCGCTAGCAGAATACGAGCCCACAGTGGGTATGTACATGAAAACGATGCCATTCGGTTGGTACTGCGCGAATCGCGGGGCTATGGTCGACAGCCACGGGAAGGCGACGGGATTGGCAGGGTTGACATAGTACGTGGTAGTGGAGAAGTTGGCGGTTCCGACGACGGTGCCGACACACTCACGATACGATATATCGACGTGGTGACTCGCGGCG